GATGACAACATTGAGGCGTGGCGCCGTGGCGAGATTCGTATGCTGCTTGCCCACCCGCAGAGCGGCGGGATCGGGCTTAATCTACAGTGCAACGTTGGAGACACAGCACAGACGGTCTGGTTCGATTTACCATGGAGCTCAGAGAACTATATCCAGGCGAATGCTCGGATCTACCGCCAAGGGCAAGAAAAACCGGTTATCATACATCATCTAACCGTGGCCGATAGCATCGACGAACGAGTAGTAAAAGTATTAGAAGGAAAGATTAACTTACAAGAGGCACTTTTAGATTCACTTAACTTAGAAACAAAATGAAAACAACAAAAAAGCATAAAGTTAACGCAGTTACACCCCGTCTCTCTGATGAAGATCCAGACCCGATTGAACAAGACGATTCCGCAGAAGGTTACCATCTTTTGCAAGAGGGTTGGTACCCATGGGACCAAGATGACATTCTAGACATACGCAAAATAATTGAGACAAGAATGCCTACAAAACAGAGATTTGTGTTAGAATCTTTTTTAGAAGGAAGAACATTTCAAGACATTATGGTCACTGAAAAATATTGGCGTTACCATTTTTCTAAGGGTGTTGAATTTATTAAGAAAGAGCTAAAGGTATGAGTCATTTTATTATTGAGCACCGACGTAACGGCGACTACATTATGGAAACAATATACGGCGTAGAGGATATTGATACCAGCATATACCAAGATTTATTGGGTATTTGGGTATGCGACAGCATGGAGGAAATGCTTATTATGGAAAAACAATTACAGGAGATGCGTCGTGGCCGCAAAAGATTCAGTCAACCAGCCTAGGCATTACACCGAACATCCTAGTGGTATTGAGTGTATTCAGATCACGGAGCACATGGGCTTTAATCTTGGTAATGCATTAAAATATATTTGGCGTTGTGATTTAAAGTTAGACGCGGTGGAGGACTTACGTAAAGCGCAGTGGTACATTGGTAGAGAGATAGCTAAACGGATTAAGGAAAACAAACACGAAGAGGAGTGCGGTAAATGATAATTGAAATAGATGACGACTTTTCAGATCAGATTGTTGTCAATGTACTAGCAGATACTTTTGTTAGCATGAAGTCTATGTTAAAAAATGGAATTGTTAGACATGAGGATGACATTGCTGCGTACAAAAAAGTGTTACCAGCAATCGAAACTGTTGGTAAATGGTTTAGTGTAGACTTTGCAGCAGAAATTAAGAAGGCCAAGAAAAGGATGAACAAATGAACCCCAAAGTAGACCTAGAGTCAGCCATCATGCTGGCGTGGCAGACCTGTGAAGATATTGATTTGTTATTTAAACACCATGGCGATCATCCTATCCCCATGTCAGATGATGAAGTATCTAATGCGCTACTCGGCATTAAGGTGTTGCATGACATGCGTATGGAGGCATTGATGGACAAGTACTGTCAAAAGATGGAATTAAATCAGTACTGCACAGATCCAGAGAAGTTAGCAGCAAGGTACGAGATGTTTGGAACAACAAAGAAAGGAAGTAAAAAGAAATGAGCGATAAACAACAACCCAACATTGACGATTTTGTGGTCAACATTGAGCTAACCGTTCGAGACATTAACGTCTTGTTAAACGTATTAAACATGCCACAGCAAACGCCTGTATTAGTATTTGCCGACCTAATCAACGCAATACAAAAGCAGGCCCAACCACAGGCAGAAAAAGCAGCAGCTGGTGTAGCAGCCGCTTTAAAGGCAGCACAGGAGAAGGCAGATGAATCTCAGACAACTACTTAAGCAAGCTGGGGTAAGTAATGATATTGCTGCCGAGGTTGAACGCAAGTCAAAGAAAACCTCTGAGCAGATGGAGCAAGAGCACCAGGAAAAAGCCCTAGCAATGACTAAGATGATGATAAACGACGCTTTAAGGTATCGTAAAGAGCACGGTGCTAAAGAAGAACCCCCATTTCAGAAAAAAATTATTATTCCGGGTGATTAAGGGCGGAAATTACCTGTTTTTTGCATTAGTAGATATAGGACACACCGTGAGGCGCTCCTATATCTACCCTGGCCTTAAAAAAGCCACAGGTCCCCAGCTCACCTGCATAGAAAACTGGGATTTTTATACACATTACACACAACACACATAGAAAGAAACAAAATGAATCCATTTGAGATTAGATTTAACGTATTTTATCAAGCTAAAGAGCTATTAGAGAACAATTACAAAGCCAGCATGGCTGCGTGGGATCTAATGGACAAGACATCCAAGCAAATAGCTGGGACAGCCCCTAAGTTTCCTACAATGGAAGAAATCATTGGCGCCGCAGCAGAAATTAACAAATTTGTTAGTGAAGCTAACGAAAAAGAATTAATTAAAGCCGCTAAGAAAGTTACTGGCTTTTAAATAAAAAGGTAATATGGCAACTAAAAAATCACTATCTAAATATGACTCAGCTATGTGCAGCCGTATGGTTGAACTAGGCAAACTAGGTGCGTCCCAAAAGATGATATGGTCTGACTTGGGTATTTCCAAAAAGACTGCCGAAGAGTACAAAAAGAAACATGAAGAGTTCGCAGAAGCACTTGACTTGGCGCTAGTCCACAGCCAGTCCTACTGGGAAACTCAGTTGCTTGCCAATCTGGACAACAAAAACTTTAACAGCCGCCTTGCAGAAATTGCATTGCGCGGCCAGTTCCAACAAGACTATCGTGAGACTCGCGATAATAAGTTGGATGCCAAAGTAGAAATTAAGGTTGATTTTAATAAAGAAATTTCTGATTTAATTTCCGCCCTAAAATCCTAACAATTTATTTTTTCAATTTTTTATAAAAAGGGGCTAGAAATAGTCCCTTTTTGCATTAGTATAATAGCAGGTAAACATATTGGAGAATACTGTGACTGCACACGCATTACTATCAGCTTCAGGATCAAAGCGTTGGCTTACTTGTACGCCATCTGCTCGCCTAGAAGCCACCCTTCCAGAGCAAAAACGCAGTTCTAACACCTTTGACTTTAGTCAAGAAGGCACTATAGCTCATTCATTGGCAGAAATTAAACTACGCCATCATTTTGGACAAATTGATTATGAAGAATATCAACGCGAAATCGAAATCGTTAAAAACACACCCTACTACAACGACGATTTCGAGGCTAACGTCGACAATTACGTACTATATGTCCGTAGTCAAATCGGTGAGGGAGACACTCCGCTCTTTGAGCAGAGAGTTGACTTTAGCGATTGGGTTCCCGACGGTTTTGGTACAGCGGATGTGGTCATACTTTCTAAACATTCCATTCGCGTCATCGACCTTAAGTTTGGTAAAGGTGTGCCAGTATCAGCACTCGACAATACACAGTTACGACTATATGCTCTTGGTGCATATTCAAAATTTAAAGAAGATTTTCCGGACATCAAAGAGGTTAGCTACACGATCCACCAGCCTCGCCTGGACAGCATATCAACTGACGGCACGACCATCGCTAAGCTGGTCGACTGGGCAAATTACTTCGTCAAACCCAAGGCTAAAAAAGCATGGGCGGGAAGTGGTGAGTTCCTTCCAGGAGATCACTGCCAATTCTGCAGAGCAAAAGCACAGTGTCGCGCCCGTTCAGACTTCAACACAGAGTTAGCTAAATTAGAGTTTAGAGATCCGCCGTTACTAGACAATGATGAAGTTAGTTTAGTACTTACCAAAGCACAAGACCTAAGAACTTGGGTCAATGATGTAGAAGAGTTTGCATTAACTCGCGCTGTAGAGCAGAGCATTATTCCAATGGGATACAAACTAGCAACGACAATGACGCATCGCCGTATTGGTGATCAAGAAATGGCAGCTGCAATTTTAATTAGTAACGGCATGACAAAAGAACAAATTTTTGAAAAGCCGAAAATGAAATCTATTCCAACATTGGAAAAAATTGATAAACATATTGCTGCCAAACTTGGTCCTCTGGTAATTCGTCCCGAAGGCTCTCCAAAGTTAGTTCGCGTTAAAGAAACTGCTGTGGAAGATTTTAAATGAGTACTTGGCTAATTGCAGCAATGGGCTTGGTCTATTTAATTGTAGCAGTAGACCAGTTTTTTAAAGGTGGCTTAGGTCAAGCCATCATGTTTTTTGGATACGCTATAGGAAATTTAGGTTTAGTCATCGTAGCAAAATAAAAATTATAAGAGGCGCTATATGATGGTAGAATGTTATAATTCAAAATTTGAAATTCCGGATTTATTAATAGAAAAATTTGTTACAGATTTTAATGTATTACCCGGAAGTGGATACAGAGAGGGGGTTTGTCAGTTACGTGAATCAATTGGAGAAGTATTTGATATTATTTGCGAAGATCCCGAGTTGTTGCACGAAAAAGAGTATTTAGAGGATTTTATCCGAGCATTAGCAATGAAAAAAGCTTTAGAAACACACGGAATTATGTACGATTCTTAATTTATGTGTTATACTTATGTTTAAGGGTTGACGAACCGGCCCCTATTGAAGTCCGGTTCTTATGTTTATAAGGAATTAAAATGGCTACATCTAATAAAGTACGCATCGTTACTAACAAACTTCGCTTTGCGTTTCCAAAAGTATTCGTACCAGAGGCCTCCGAAGAAGGCGGGGAGCCAAAGTATTCGGTTGCGCTACTCATTCCAAAAACCGATAAAGAAAATATTGCAAAAATCAATAAAGCTATTGAAGATTGCAAGGCTTCTAACGCAGCATACTTCGGTGGTTCAGTTCCTAAAGTGCTTAAGGGCGGTTTACGCGATGGTGATACAGAGCGTGATACAGACCGTTACCCAGAGTATGCAGGTAATTTGTTTATCAACGCTAGTTCATTTCAAAAGCCAAGCGTTGTAGACGTAGACGTTCAACCTATTTTGGATCCGAACGAGTTTTATAGCGGCTGCTATGGCCGTGCTTCTTTAACATTCTACCCATATAATGGAAAAGCCAATGGTATCGCTTGTGGCCTTGGTAACTTACAAAAGATGGAAGATGGTGAGAAGTTAGGTGGTGGTGTTTCAGCAGCAGTAGATTTCGCAGTATAAGTAGTACCCAGTAGATGGGCCAAGCCGGGGTGGAAACCACCTCGGCTTTTTTGCCCTTTATCAACCATATAACTATAGAGACCAATAAATGGATCAGTATCAAGAGTACATTGCCGCCAGCCGATACGCACGTTTTCAAGATGACAAGGGTCGTCGTGAAAACTGGGACGAGACAGTAGACCGCTACGTCAATTACATTTTTAGTCGTACACCAGCGATTAGTGAAAACAAAGATTTAAAGACAGAATTACGCAGTGCTATTTATAACCTAGAACTAATGCCGTCAATGCGCGCTGTAATGACAGCAGGAAAGAGTGCCGATCGTGACAATACTTGCGTCTATAATTGCTCGTATCTCCCTGTGGACGACCCCAAGTCGTTCGATGAAGCCATGTTTATCCTGCTCTGTGGAACAGGTGTGGGATTCTCAGTCGAGGCCAAATATATATCCCTACTGCCTGAAGTGCCGGAAAAACTTTTTGAGTCCGAGCATCGTATCACAGTCCACGATTCCAAAGAAGGCTGGGCAAAATCATTACGTTTACTCCTCGCAAGCCTCTGGGCCGGAGAAATCCCGCAGTGGGACGTCAGCAATGTCAGACCCGCCGGAGCACGACTCAAAACTTTTGGTGGAAGAGCTTCCGGGCCGCAACCACTGATTGATTTGTTTGAGTTTACTGTGGCAACATTTAAACATGCCAAGGGTCGCAAGCTACACAGCTTAGAGTGTCACGACTTGATGTGTAAAATTGGTGAGGTGGTTGTAGTGGGTGGTGTTCGTCGCTCTGCAATGATCTCATTATCTGATCTTGATGATGAAAGGATTCGACATGCAAAAGCTGGTCCGTGGTGGGATACTGCACCTCACCGTGCACTCGCAAACAATAGCGCAGTTTATAATGAAACGCCTACCGTTGGAAAGTTTATGGAAGAGTGGTTATCTCTATACAATTCACACAGCGGAGAACGGGGGATATTCAACCGTGAGGCTGCACGTAAAACTGTGGAGAAGTACGGTCACCGCGATCCTAATTTTGAATTCGGAACTAACCCCTGCTCAGAAATCATACTTCGGCCTTACCAATTCTGCAACCTCTCAGAATGTGTAGTACGCCATGACGACGACAAACAAACCTTGTTGCGCAAGGTGCGCCTCGCCACTATCTTGGGTACCATCCAGTCTACCTTTACAAAGTTCCCCTATCTGCGCAAGGTGTGGCAGAGAAATACTGAAGAAGAGCGGTTACTGGGTGTTTCCCTCACCGGAATCTATGATAATCCCCTTCTCACAACCCA